AAAATGATGGGTTATTAGTAGCGGATAGCGTAGCTACAGTAGTAGTGTTTTCTTGAATAGTAATTGATTCGTTTGTAGCCCAAACAGGAGTAAAGTCCTGTGAATTCATTACTACTCCTGGATTAAAAATTGGCATGATAAACTCCTATCTTATGTAAATGCCTGAATGCCACCTACAATAATTTTCGCACTATCATTTTCTACAGGGTCAATCACAAATCCATTCCATACGACAAATCTGTTTGCTGTACCTACCGGCTCAACTTCAATACCGCCCGGCCAATAATCCCTTAACACATAATTACCATCACTCGCTAAAGTAACATCTGTTACTACACCATCTTCTCTTAATACAATGGTAAACGGTGTCATATTTCTAACTTTATCAGCCTTAGCCAAGGTTAATGTAGAACCATCTGCAAGATTCCAAATGTGATTATTAGACTTGGATATATCAAAAGTTGTACCTGTAGTAACATTACCTGCAGCAACACCACTGTCCATAGAGATGTTATTATTAAACGTACTAGTACCACTTACTGTTAGATCTGTCCCAACCGATAAAGTTGTTCCTGCACTAACTGATGTTCCTGCTGTAAGACTAGTATCAGATACAAGTGCATTAGCTTGAATAAGCCCACCGGAAGTGATATCACGAGTTACTCCAATACTATCTAATGACACAGTTGTCATAGTTGTTGTTAAAGTTACATCTAAAGTGCCACTAATATCTGCATTGGTGCCTACATTTAAATCACCTCCAATATTAAGATTTTCAGCAATTCCTGTTCCGCCATCTACTATCAATGCACCAGTTGCAGTATTTGTTGAAGTAGTTGTATCATTAATGTTAACAACTCCAGTAAAATCGCCGTTGCCGCTTACTGAAGAGTTTCCTGCTATATTTAAATTTCCGCTGCCTGTAATATTTCCACTAAAGTTTCCACCAACAGTAGTAATACCTGTAGACTTGAATGTCGCTGCAGTTACGCCACCGGTAGCAATTTTTAATGCGTCATCCGAATCTGTAAATAATCCCGTATTTTCGTCAGTTTCAACTTTTGGATCAGGAGCTGTAGCAGAAGTTCCTTTAATCAAAGTTTCTAATTCACTAGCAAATACTTGTGCTTCGGAAATGTTCAAATCGATCGTATTAGAATCTAAAGCATAATACAATAATTGATATGTGTTTATATTCTGCGTTGTAACTGGAAAGGTTCCAGCAGAATCTGGGATATAGTAATATCTATTTGGAGACAAGTTATTAAAATTTTGGCCATCAGACTCTAGTTCAAAAACTCCGGTTTGAGCCAAATCAAATGTAAGCGGTTTAGTAGATACAATAATGTGTGATGCTACATTATCTGAATCTTCGAATGCACCTGTCCAGAGGCCGAGTGTACTATTATAAAATACAGCTTTACCTACACTTAATGATGCATTTAAAAAAGTGCCGGCTCTTCCTGGAGAGTCTAAAAGCGATTTATCGACCGAAAATCTAGAAGACTTGTTTGCATTAATATTAACAAGATTTAAATTTGAATCTAAATTTTCAAAATTCGTGTTAATTTTAAGTGCAGCGGCCCTTAGCGTATCACCTGTATTATCATTTGGCAAAGTGCCACGATTCAATATATTATCTGAGTCTAAGTAAATTAAAGGCATGTTCTAGAAACCTTTTGTGAGCAGTTTACATTTATTTATAATGTCTTACGGTGTATCAGCACCGGAATCTGGATAATAATCAAATTCAGACTCATCCATTGTTTCAATAATATTGGAGAAGTCAATAGTCTTAAAGACGTCAAGTCTATCAAGTGTAAAGATAGTACCAGCAGAGTCATCATCCAGTGTATGTGTACCATCAGAGTTACTGAGGTTAAACTTAATACTAGTTACATCATCAGTAGAGCTGAATAGACGAGAATTTGTTTCCAACGGACCAACTAAAGTACTGTATTGATTATATGGAGAGTCGTCTAGAATGGATTCACTAGTATTGTAGTAGCTGTATTCTCCAGGTGCATACATACGTGTACTGATTGCAGAATCAACAATTGTAACATTAGCTTTAGACGAAACTGTTCCAATTTCAACTGCCAAAATATTGGCCAGAATAATAGGAGCAGAGTCATCAATGGAAAGTGGCATTGAGGCGGCCAGAGATGTATTAGTAGTCAGGCCTTCAATTACCAATTCAGAAAAGAGTTCCCACCCTGCAGGGTGAATATATGTTTTATAAAGATTTTTCCAAGTTGCAATTGGAATAGCAGATGTGACGAGAACAGAATAAATCTGATAGTAATAGGAATCTTGTAAAAACTTAACAGACTCAGCACCAATCTGAGACTCACCTACAATAAAAGTCTGGTCTTTAGGATAAGACAGCTGTACGTTTTCGCCATATAAAAACTTAAGAAAGCCTTCAGCTGAAACTTGAGTTCCTCGAGTTTTATAGAAAAATGGTAGGAGCTTAATAAAAAATCTAGATGTGGATTCTGGAAAAGCATCGGGTCCAATACCAGATGACAATTCATCAAAGATAAACTCCAAGAATCTTTCTGGAGTAAGTTCTCTGTCTTTTAAATATGCAATGTCTTCCAACTCACCGATAGGATTTCTACCGTCAGAATCTGTATAGTCTTGAAGCCAGTCGTAGTATTTTTTAAGAAGTGTTACAAACGTAGGGTATTGCTCTTGGAAATGACTAGGTAATACCGTATCGACATCCGGCTGATTAAAAATCAGATCATTTCGGTTAAGATCAACTAAAGTATGAGGCATTAGTTAGTTGTACCTACGACAGAATTAGCAAGGTTGACATCAGGAGTTGCAGTGACTAAGTTTGATCCAATAGTCACGACGTTATTTCTTAATGGTTTTACAACGGATCCATTCTTAGGTACCGCTTTAAGAAGAAGATACGTATTACCACTGGCAATACTCGTTGGTTTAAATCCTACCAGATTTACTTTACCTGTGGAAGGAATATATTCACCTACATTATCCTGTGCAATATTTCCAGCTTGTGTTAGAATTCTCAGTTTAGTAGAATCTAGTTTATTAGAAATATTACACAAAGTTCCGTTAAATGTAAAGAAGTCACTAGTAATAACCGCATTTGTGCCATTGGGTTCAGCGAGTTCATTAGTATAAGAAATTTCATAGTCGGCTGACACAATCTGACTTGTATTAGTATTCACAATAGGAGTAAATCTAGACTCTAATTGAATAGTTACATCAGAAGATAAGATAGCAGGATCAGCATCATCAATAACTGTGGTTAATTTAGATTTTCTAAACACGTCATTGAATTTACCCAGATTATTAGTAAAGAACTCTGAAATTCTACTTTTAACTACATTTTCCAAGCTTTGAGGAGTTCTGTTTGTCAAAGATTCATCGTATCTAATATCAGTGGTAACATTAACATATGTAAATGTTGGATCTACAAACTCCATTCCGACAGAGATAACCGATAGATTATCAGTAATGTCATCTCGAATAGTATTTTGAATCAAAGTCTTCTGTGTAGTTTCAACATCATCTTCAAAGATCAATGATACCATTACTTTACCGTATTTGGCAGGAACGTTATCCTCACCGCCCCAGGCGTTTACTGATTTAATACCAGGAACTCTGGACTGAATGATTGTTCTGTAATCACTTGATGTTACCAGTCTAGAACCAGTCAGCAGATTCAAAGGTGCATTATTTCTGATAGACTCGATTGATTCTTTCTCAGCACCAAAAGCAGCTCTAGATACGGTTGTAACAATCAATGGATAGGACTGTGCGTTTACTTCAATCTGGTTTGTAGGAGTAAATACGTTGGCTGTGTTTGCAGCCACACCACTGGCCGCCAGGTATTGTGCTCTGATGATATTTCCTGGTACAGGTGCTGTACCCGTAGACTGACCATCACTAAAACTAATCTCATAAAAACCATTGTATGTTTCTACAGGTAAGAATAGTTTTGTATCATCATTATACTCTTTAATGTCGCTGCTTCTCTCGTAGATCTCAAACTCGGTGGAACTGATAGAGTCAAAAACTGTAACAACGAGTGTCGACAAGTCCAGGTTTTTATCTGGAATTACATAGACTTGTCTTTCTTGAGCATCGGCGCATCTGAAGTTTCTGGTCTTGAGTACACCTTCAGAGATGCTAATATCTTTATCACCTGACTTTACCTCAAAGGTATAGATTCCTGTACCTGTTCTATCATAACCGATGTACTCATCTAACGTATAGAAGGTATAGGACACGCCATCAACTACAGATGTAAATGAGGAAAACTGTGGAAGTGTAATTGTTGAAGGCTTGGGAGAAACACTAGCCAGATTTACCGAAAGATTAACCGTTGCCTTTGCACCTGTCTTAGAACGTGGAATATAGCCCAAGTTCAACGCGTGATTAATCATACTGGATCTTGTCTGAGCTGTCGACAAGAAAGACTCATTCAAACCAAAGTTTGCCAACAAAGCATTTTTATGTGAGTTATAGGCAAGCAGATCCATTAATACGGAAAGTCCGGATCCGTCAAAGTCAAAGTCAGCAAACTCAGTTTGACCAGCCAGATAATTCTTCATACTAGTTTTTAGATTATTAAAATCCAGTGTGCTAGTATGGATAGTTTGCTTTGTTGTAGATGGCATCGTTATTTAATCCTCGTAAGAGAGGTCGTGAGTACAACAACCTCTTCTGTAGAAATTATTCTAAATTGTACCGTTATCTTTAAATCATTTGCATCTATATTATTATTAACCTGAACGTCTAATACTTCGGCTCTGGGCTCATAGTTTTGAATCGCAAGCTTAACATCTTTTTGAATCTCCTTTGTATATGAAGGATCATTCAATTCAAAAAGATATGAGTTTAGATTGGCACCAAAGAAAAAGTCGAACGGTTTCTCACCATAGTTAGTTAACAGAATAGTACGAATGGACTGTTTGACGGCCGCAGCATCAGTTTTCTTGAAAATATCTCCTGACGGTTTAGTATCTAACGTTAGATCTATATCAGAATAATTTTCAGGTTTGCTAGCAACAATAGTGGAAGTACTATTGATGTTCTTATCTTCGATTGCAAAACTACGTCTGACTGCCATTGTACTTTTTTACCTTATTTAAAATTTATTTATACGCTACATTCAGCTATAGCGTTATCAATCAGTAGTTTAAAGTTAAATTCGGTTGAAACTTTACGAGCAAATGATCCAGTAAAGTTCTCAGCAATCTCAGGCATGGTTACTACGATTTGAGCCGTAAAGTCTACACTCGGATCCACTGTATCATAGCTCATAATAAGCTTATTAAACAAGTGATTGTCTTTCCAGTAAGCGGCTAACTCAAATGTTTTCTCAGGAGCATTATTACCTGCCTGATCAATAACCTCAAAGACGCAGGCTCTGCCTTTTGAAGCCAGCTCTTTGATTCCACCGGATGTTAAGGTCTCGGTTGTTTCTGGCAAATACAAACCTTCGGTCACTGAGATGGAATAGTCAGTACCGAATCGATCTCTTAGATTCATAAAGCCGGTCATCATCAGACCAAACATATAGTAATGACGGGCCAATCTTTTTCTGTCATCTAGATTGGGAAAATCATTTAACGTAGCTTGAGCAAGAGATTGCGTAGCTACAAACCTACCAAGAGGAATCCCTCTCCCGAGTTTCGTACCTGAACCAATATCAGTCTTATTCATCGGGTTGAACTGTTTCTCAGGTAAAACCCTGGAGATTTGTAAGCTCTCTTTGTATTTGCTCTTAGGCGCAGAACCCTGGCCAAACTGTCTTGTGCCAAATTTAGCTTTGGGTTCAGAGTTGATGATTCTCTTGATATCACCCGGCTGTGTGGTTTTAAAGTTAGAATTAAGAACTCCCAATGAAATACAGAACGAGACGAACAAATCATCTTGCCTGTTATTGGGCTCTCTTAATTTAGAACGAGCCTCTCTGGCTGTAATACTGTCTCTACGAATAATCATTATGGCACCAGATCATATGCGCTAGCAGTTGAAGTTGTCGATTTGTTTTCACCGAGTATTTCCAGTTCTCTCAGATCGATATTTTGTAAAATCTTATTATCTGGATCAACGTCTACATTCAGAATGCCTTTGTCGGATCTTTCTAGAGTATCCTTGACCATTGCAGACGTGGCAGAAGTCAGGGACTGTGGCGTTCCTACAGTACCTGTGGGAGACGTTCCTCCAGTTCCTCCAGCTCCAGGATACGAGGCAGCTGACACAGCTTGTTGTGCGTTAACTGCTGTTTCTGATTTTACTGCTTCTGCTGAAATTCCAGTAAAGAAGTCACCGTCAAAAGCTCTGCCTTTGTAAGTGTCACCAGTATACATCATATTGACACCACCAATCTGTCCCTCAGGTGCAATAATAGCCAAGTCCTCTGCGGTTGCATTCAGTTCAGGAGCTGCGATATCGATTCTGGTTTTAGATGATAGGTGTGTGGACTCTGACGTAGCGTATTCTGCTTTACCATCTGTTAATACCGCCAAATCTCCCTTAGTAATAATATTGGCGCTTTCCAGTGAGATTCTACTGGAGTTTTTAGTAATAGACTCAGATAAGTTTCCAACGATGGTACTGATCTTATCAGCCTCAACGGTCTCATGTTTACCTTGGCCAATTGTTTCAATGTACTTACCATCTACTTCCAGAATAAAGTTTTTGTCAACTCTCAGTTTGTAATCACCGGTAACGTGCATTTTCAAGTCACCTTCATATGTGATATCACCATTACCTCTGACATAGACAGTAAAGTCATCACCAACAACCTGAACCATCTTATCATGCGCATTCAAGACGACTAATCCATCTGCATGGAATTCCATACCGGATCCTACTGTATGGACGACAGATACTCGTTCCTCGCCTGGAGTATCATCCAGTTCGATTCTATGGCCGCTGGAGGTCTCTGTAACTTTATTGTATGGATACTGTGGGTTTGCTTCGGTTGGGAACAATGAACCGCCTTTAACGGATCCACCACCCATTTTCAACTTTGGTTCCCATTCACCTCTAGCTGCTTTGTTTGTGGTTGCCTGATTGAAGTATTCTTTTCTAGGGTAGTTCTTGAAAGGATCTTTGAATCCTGTTGTATCAGGAGTTACTAACTGATCGTTTCTTTGTGACGTGGTACCTTCAGTTCTATTATCCGTGGTGGAGTTTACATCGTCCTCACCCTCTTCTGCCAACTCAGCTCTTCTAACAGCCTCAGCCAAATCAGCACGATCTCCATCATTGACCAAAGCCAAGATATCATCGGAAACTTCAGACTCTTTGGTAATCATAATTCTAATCAGTTGTTCTTGATCGGAAGATGATAAATCACTGATTCTATCGCTTAAGGTAAACCCGGCTGCTTTTACATAGCCTGGGTAACTGGCATTAGTACCGTATGGATCGTTATCGGCTCCAGGAGGTGCATACTTGCTGAGCATTTCTGAAATGGTATAGTTACCATATTCTTTTAGAACTAATTGCTTTTGAGCATTAAAACCAGCCTGCATCGATGGAAAGATATAGTTGCCATCATAGTCAACACCCAAAGCACCTTGTTCAATCGCAGCCTTAGCAGTTCCCGTCAGGTTGCCAGGGTTATTGTTACGGAATGCTCTGTCACCGGTAAACGTCTTGGTTGTACCGTCAGAAAGAACTACTGTTGTACTTCTGTTTTTACCACTGGATGAAACGATACTGGTATATGCAAGATTTCCTGCCATGTTATTGTCTCTCTAAAATCTCATCAATTGATAAGGCACCTGAGGATCTGGTTTCCTCAACGGTTTGAATGTTTTCTTTACCGAAGCTTTTTCTAACATATCTAACCACGTCGAAGTTAGGGTCGGATCTTCTATCAGGATCTATATCATTGTGACCAAAGGCTTGTCCACCAGGATGTACCGTATAGAAAGCTCTCATGAAAGCCTTAAAAGTATTCCATTGCTCAGGTCTAAACGTAGTCGAACTCCTTTGTGTGCCTCTTCTGGCAGATGAACCCACCAGACCACCGACAAAGGCAATACCGATTGAAAACGGATTATGTCCTTTCAAGACATGTGCACCTTGTACGGATATTGGTCGGGCAACCTGTAAATCGCCGTTTCTTAAAATCAATAGATGATATCCAACATCCTTAAAGCCTCTGTCGGTTACATGCCATTTATAAATGTCATCGTAATCAACTGGTTGGTTTTCATAGGTATCTGTATGATGCACCACGACCTCAGTGATCTCTCTAGTACAAGATCTGATATAAGCTTCCATTTCTTCATATGTTTTGAGAATAGTTTTACTAGGTACATTTTTCATGTCGATAGTTTCTACCGTGGAAAGTCCAAACAGATCCGACTTGGAGTCTAGAACAATATTATCTTCTAACTTTTCAGTATCTGTCAGATCTCCAAGAATCGTTCCGGTGTTAACTTTCTTTGAAGCTATGTTAGCCTCTAGTCTTTTCTCTGCTTCATCAATACTAGAAGTAGCATCATTTAACAATCCTTTTAGTGTAGATCTGTCGGAAGTGCCGTCAAAAACTTTTTCTGAAAAATCAGTGATATTATCCCTGAACACTTTATTGGTAAAATTCTTATCTGGATCTTGGTTAACAGCTCTAGTTACTGCAGCCTTGGCGCCATCGGTTGTCACTGCTGTAACGATTCTATTCAGGTTAGCTGAAGATCTAGGAGTTTTATAGAAAGTATTTGCATCTGAGTTGAGTGGGGATTTTACAAAACTACCAAAGTTAGTAACATTAGATCCTACTGTACCAATACTAAATCTTCTAACAAGGTCTCCTTGACTATTATATCGTTCGTCTGCCACAAACTCAACGTCAATACCTTCTTTGTTTTTTCCTCGAATAGCATCAAGCGATGAGTTTCTAAGTCTATCAAACTGAGATTTAGCAAACCCTACAGCAGAGTTTACTTTATTAACAAAGCTACTAATACCTCGTGCAACCGATATTGCCGTTGTTGCTAACTGTAAAGCAGTAAGAATCATTGACCAAACCTCTCTAAAGCATCGTATGAATACGACTTTTTAATCTTAGCAAGATCTTGTGAATCCGATTTGCGCAGATACTCTTTGGTAAAAATATCAATGGCCTCCTCAATAGACTTTGCCTTGGCCAGCTTTCCAGAGTTTAATTCAGGCTTGGTCTTCAGTTCATGAAGAACATATAGAATCTGTGTGTTGATCTTATAAGGATCTAATTTGTTTGCAGAACAATACTCAAAAAACTGCTGTAGTCTCTCACCTGACCAACCAACGATTCCAAACTTTTGTGTTTGTGCCATTACGAAAGTCCCTCCACGTCAGATTCTAAAAATGTTTGTAAATCCGGATTTAAGTTTAGATTAGACTCAATTGCCAGTGAACCAACTACGGCAGCTGCTACGGTATCATTGAATCCATTGTCAACAAATCCGTTGAAAGTCTTCTCGGCGTTACTTGCACCTCTAAGCTCTTGACCAAACTCCACGTCGCCGTGTACGGCGCCAGGTAAAGTCTGTAAAGGATTAATGTTTTCCTGAGGAAGTTCCATCTTGGGAAGCGTTCCCATGATTAAAGGATTCTGAGAAGTCTCACCATCCATAAATACACCAAAAACCCAAGCTCCCTGCTCGATGCCGGTTGGAGATCTGCCAACACCAGATATACCTCCCTCGGTGGCTGATACCATAATGGTTGCCCATGGAAGATCATCTGTTGGAATATCTGTTAAGAAAGGTGAATGAATGCCAAAGGCTCTGACCCTAACTCTCCCAAGTTTAAGAGGGTCATTCATATTATCTTCGACGATTCCAATGAACCATCTAATGTTATCTCCGTAAAAGACGCTCATTAGATTACATTGATCCTTTCATTACTTAAACTTTTCTTATTATCATATTTAGTAACATTCATAGTGACATGATATTGGTCGGATTTAAATGTGTGTCTTATACCAAATACTAGATATTGGCCGGTCAATTTCTTGTCAGCAAGAGTATTCAAATTGACCCCAGCTTCATTCATTGGTGTGATATTCTTAGGAACATAAACATTAATCTTCTTACCTAGCACTCTACCAGCGGTCATAAAGTAAAATCCAGGAATTGTCATATCAAACTGAGATTTGGTAAGTAGCGCTTTTAAGGAACGAGATTCTGCTTTTTTCATATGATTGTCAATTACTATTTCTTCATTTAAACTATTAATGTTATTGAATATGTTTGTAGTGGTAATCTGTGAGTTTAAAGAAGAAACACCTTCATGATACTGTTTGGAATTGGCTGTGAAATTATCATCATAGTTTAGTGTTCCGTTTGGTGTAGGCATTTTAGGAACACTTTCAGTAAATCTATATCTGAGCTCAGTGGGAATATCTTTATTAGTATCCAACCACAGATATTGTGATCCAAATACATCATTCCTCATGAGATTAATAATATCTTCATTGTTTGACATTGACATTGTGACGATTTGTTTTGCTGCATCAAACATATCACCTCTGGTATCGGCACTGACATTTAGGTATTTAAACTCTACATTTGAAAGAGCCATAGTACTTAACATTGTTTCCAAAGATTCCAGTCTTAAGGAATCTTCATATAGTGTTGAATACAGATAAAATGGAGATCCATTTGAAGTCGACATTCTTCTTGTTAAAGTTCGTGCAGCTTCCAATGGACTCTGTGTATATGGCATCAAATAACGAATAGCATCTTGTGAAGAGGTCTCAGTAATTAACTCTTTTGATAACTGATCCGTAATAATATTAGAAACAATACTCTCTAGTTTACCTTCATACGACTTACTAATCCTGGTCATTTCTGAAGTAACGGCGTGCTCTTCAGTGAAATTCAGCATAATGACTGCTGAAGCATCATTACCTTTGGAGTATCTGTCAACGCCGGTGATAATAAAGCTTTTCTTGAGAAATTCGGTTTTATCAACATTATATAATGTAAATGAAATGATTTCCTGCCCCAAGAAATTAATATGATTGAATATATTACTTGAGTCGGCAATAAGAATACTGCCGGTGATAAAAGGCGAGGCTAGATTTTCATAGAAAACCGTTTCAATCATTCGATTGCCAACGTTAATCTCTCGGAACCGGCCTGAATTACAACTAATAATTACTTTTTGAACTCCACCGTGATCGTATGGAGATGTAAAGTCTACCATATTACGAGCTCGCAGTTGTGGATGTATACGATCCTAAACCTTGCTGACCACTACTAACAGCGACCACTGGTTCTTCAGCTTCAGTATCTAAGATAATAGAGTTGAACGCATCGATAACGTCTTCAATAACACTTGGCTTGATGACTTTTAACTGAAGCTTTCTATCATTCTCTTCTTTGACTCTTTCCAAGAATGTAACTGGAGTCAGAATAGAAGGAGCCACAGTGTTAAAGTTTTCTGTGATATAATCATCGAACTCAGTTGTATAAAAGTCTTGAGCGGCTTTTTCAGTCGTGAATGTGTCTGTAGCATCAAAAGTACTGACGCCGTCTGTGATGGATCCTGCTGACTCATACGCGGTTATATTGTGATAAAGCTGATATTCTGCAGCGCTGGTATTATAGTAGTACAAACCAATAATAGTATTTGCAATTCTATCGCCATCAGTATCAATAAGTCTATACAGCTTTACCTCACGAACTTCTTCATTCAATCCCTTTGCTGCATTGGCCAAAGATTGGGTGTCATAGATATCATCTAGATTATACGCTGTTGTAGATGTATTGTACAACAAAAACTTTGTCTGAGTACTAACTACATCTGCAAACAACGAGTTGACATTGAAATACTCACCAGCTGCGTTCTCAAAGTGGTGTGTGGCATTATATTCTTTTGTTGTACTAGTTTTGATAATTTGATTATTATCAGCATCAAGCAGTACTTCGCCTGCAATAAAATCCGCAGCACTAGTTTTATCGTAAATTAGCTGGTTAAGATCTAATCTTTTTTCTTGTACTAAACCGGTAGCACCTGAGGTCAATCCTCTAAAGGTTGTGCCTTTTTTAAAGACATTACTCAGATTACTACTTGTGACAATAACGTCATGCGAGTAATCGTATTTTGCTTTTTCTTCGACTTCTCTACTACTTAACGGCCAGCCATGAAGTCTAATGTCGTCATTTAGAAGATAGAATGTCCAGTAATAATCTGTAGTTCCATATAAGTCATGCGAAACCTGATCCGGTCTATCTCCGTCTTGAATATTATAATAGGTATAAGAAGCAATATCGTCTTTTACTTGATCTAAGATATCAATATAGACGTTTAAATTTGTAAACTGTACAGGTCTTACCTTGTTCCCAAAGTAATAATCGATCTGAGGAAAGTTCTTAAAATAAGACATTAGAATCCCTTCTCAATATCATCTCTAACAAGGTTGTGTTCTTCCTGATACGACATTGAAATAGAAGTCTGAGTAAACTTTCCATCGTGATGGAATGATGTGGTTTCTCCATTATATGTCGTATTGAATGATGTCAGATAGCACGGTAAGATTTTGGGAGCAACCTCTGTATTTCCATAAAATAATTCAATTTCGAAAATTGTAGGAAATTTAAATGCACTAATAATATCTCCACCTAAAGTAGCCGGATACATGTGGTATCTAAAAAACTTTACGATCTTTTCAATTTCAGAAGCTTCGGCCGATGACGTCGGAAGCATATTAAAATTAAAGTTAAAACCTCTAAGATTTACATTTCTGAACATTGAGTAAGTATGAGTCCTCGGAACTTGAGCGGTGCCGATCATTGCACCAAATTTAGTTCCAGTTACAGTTCCTAATGCTTTAGCGAATGTTCCAGCAGCCAATTCACCGGCATCCGCACGACCAGCTCCAAACTCTTCAGAAACAGATCCGCTGACGGCCCGTAAAAGTGTTTGTATTTTTTGACCTATACCACCGTTAACTTGTGTAAACGCTTGTGCGCCTCCTTTAACTGCAAAATTGGCAGCATTTAGTTCGGCATTTTCATACTGCATCTCATCAGCAAAATTAAGTCCAGGAGGTAAAGCCAATTCTACTGTTGCGAGTCTACGTACTTTTGGAGTAATTTTTTTAATTTCTTGTGAAATATCTTCAATATCACCAAAAACATCTGGCCCCGTCGAGGCCGGTGAAGGCGGAGTATCAATTGTTCTTTCAAGTGCAGTAAATGTTATTTTTCCTGGATATTTTTCAGACGCCAATCCATTATTATCTTCATATGGATAGCGGTATATATTGCGCTTATTTCTGGAAGATGACCTTATTGTAGCTTGAGGCATGTACTGTTCCTGAATAAATACATATTGGTTTAAATTATTTATATGGCTTTCATGAAAACTTACAAAGGTAGATACAAGATAAAAAAACCAGAGAAGTATTCAGGAGATCATACTCAGGTTATTTATCGATCATATTGGGAAAAGTTTGCATTTATGTGGTGCGAGAATCAGAGTCAAATCAAATCATGGTGCTCTGAAGAAACTGTTATCCCGTACATCAGTGCGGTTGACAACAAAGCACATAGATACTTTGTGGACTTGAAGATCAAGACTTCGGATAATAGAACTATCCTGGTTGAGATCAAACCAAAGAAACAAACCAAGCCTCCGGCTGGTAAAAGAAAAACAAAACGGTATATTACCGAGTCATTAGAGTATGTTCGTAATCAATGCAAGTGGAAAGCAGCCCAAGAATACTGTCTGGACCGAGGCTGGGAGTTTCAAATCTGGACAGAGGATACATTAAGACAAATGGGAATGAAGGTATAAATGGCAAGCTTATTCGATAAGTTAGAACTGGAAGCGTTTCGTGCCGGTATTACACCACGATCACGCCAATCCATGGCATGGTTTCGTAGAAAAGCATCCCAATTAAAACCAAGTCGATCAGGACTTCTCAAAGATCCGTCACTGACTTTGGCTAATAGACCTGCTATTGGCGGCATGTTTATGTATTTCTATGATCCAAAGACTAAAGACACATTGCCTTATTACGACAGGTTTCCATTAACTATTATGGTAGGACCTGCTCCAAAAGGATTCTATGGTTTAAACCTGCACTATTTGCCATTAGATATTAGAGCAAGATTCTTAGATTCGCTGCTTGACACTATAAATAATAAACGATATGATGAGACTACAAGATTTAGAGTATCATACGACATGTTGAACAGAGCATCTAAGCTTAGAGCGTTTAAACCTTGTTTCAAGAGATATTTGACTTCTAATATTAGATCCAGACTTGCCCGTGTTGATGCTCCTGAGTGGGAGATTGCAACATTCTTACCGACTGCTGACTTTGAGAAAGCTTCGAGCAGAACAGTGTACAGAGATTCTAGAAGAAAGATGGTAGCTTAATGGCGAGTATTGAAACATTAAAATCAAACATTGCTAGAGGTTTTGCCAAAGCAAACCGGTTTGAAGTACAACTGCCACCTTTAAACAGCATTCCTAAAATTACAACTAGTAGTATCATTGACTTTATTACAGGTGAACAAAACATTTCGTTCGATCTGGGTGGAGTAATCGACACCGTTGCAGATGTAGTTCCTGAGTTTTTGATTGATGCTGCACTACAAAGAGTTGGCATTGAGAGAACTGCAGTTCCTCCTCAAGACCTTGGTACTATACCAGGCCTTTCGTTTGGACCTAGGATTGATCTGGATGAGTCTAGAAGAACTTCTTTGTTCTGTACGTCCGTCAACATGCCCGGTAGACAGATGACAACAACAGACAGAAGTATCGGCATGGTTACACAGGCGATGCCATACGGATTTGTCAATGATGAAGTACAAATGGTCTTTAGACTTGATCAAGACTATACTGCATACAGATATTTTTGGGAATGGCAAACCAGAATTCTAAATCCCAATAACTTTGAGATGGGATATAAAAAAGAATACGCCAGAGACGTGACAATCTCCCAGCTCAGTCAAGAAGATGATAGCACAGTCTATAAGGTAAAACTGAGGGATGCTTTCCCCAGAACCGTTAATGCCATTCAGCTGGCAGACGCAAATAGTAACGTTATCACTGAATTGACCGTAGATATAGCATACACCTATTGGGAACCGGAAAACGTCAATCAGATTATTGGCGGCAAAAACACACCACAGATTCTTAGAACCTTGGGTGAAAGAGTAGTTGAAGCATTTAATTAATATTATTTTGGAGTAAATTATGTTACCAAAACTTAATGATACCATGCAATATACCATGGTAATTCCTTCACAGATGAAAGAAGTCAAATTCAGACCGTATCTTGTGAAGGAAGAAAAGACAATGATGTTGGCACTTGAGTCAAATGACGCCAGACTTGTCTTAGATACTATTGCATCTACGGTGGAAAGTTGTCTGATTGACTATGAAGGTAGTGTCAGAAAGCTGACGACCTTTGATATTGAATATATGTTCTTACAGATTCGTTCTAAGTCTGTCGGTGAATCTGTTG